CACTGTGATTGAAAACAAGCGTGTTGGACAAGTTGTGTCCAATTATTCCAATGTGCAGACTGCTCTGGGTGCTGGCAACTATGGTGGCATCAGGTTAAAGATTGACCCGAACACGGTGTCATATCTGAACTTCTACCTCGCAGATGTTAACCTTGCAATTGCATCGACCAATGTGAATGTGCCGGTGTTAATCTTCGACATGACCACAGGCAAGTTGATTCAATCGCTCACTTATGCTGAGGGTGCACTCGACCAGTTCATCGGCAAGACACTCACCTCAGCAAAGCGGAAGCTCGACATTGCGATTGTGTATGAGTCAACCATGAACACTGTGAAGTTCACGCCAAAGAAAGGAGTTTGCACAAGCTGCGGAGGCGGTCCAAAAGAATCGCATATCTGCCCTTTCGTGGATGCGATAGGCATTGAACTCACTACCGATGGCACGAATGTGCTGACCAGTACCAGCTCAAGATATACCACAGGCATGAGCTTGACATATAGCATCAACTGCGACCGCCAAGGATGGATGTGCTCAATAGGTGGGCTGATGGCTTTACCGCTTGCATACGCCACCGCTGTTGAGATTTACAACTATGCGCTCACAGTAAGCCCGAATCAAAGGGTGAACACAACCGTGATTGTGAATCGTGGGTCTAAGCCCTTTGCGACTGCCGATGCTTTCGAGGGTATTGTGGCCGCTCGTGACATCGCAGCTACACGCTACGGCGAAGAACTTGGAGCGATGTTGCAGAACATGCGCCTGCCTGATGACACGCATTGCTGGGATTGCAGAAAGAATATGAAGTACGTCACAGCACTTCCATAACATGCCGACACCTGCTGAAATTCAAAAGAACCTCGACATGTTGTATGAGGGATGGCTCTCGAAGTTCACTCCTTTGTACGTGGCAGTTCGCGAATTGAAGCGCATCATGTTTAAGCGAATCTTTGGAACTGGAAGTAAAGGTGGCACGAACTCGGCAGGCGATAAATTGCCATCCGTACCATACAAAACAACTCCGATATATGTTAGTCCGAGAAGTTTGGCGAATGCGCCGAGTAGGTTCAAGGTTGGTAAGCCACCCGAAGGAGAAACTACTGGAAAGCCAATTAAGTCTCTTTACTTTCCAGAAGGCTACGCACAATTGAAACAAGAAACATCACGCAAGCTGCCTCTCGAATTAACTGGCAGGCTGAAGGGTGGTTTCTTATCGCAAGAAGTAATTACGGAAGGATTAACAGCTGGCATCGGATTGCCCGATTCTGAAAAGGAGAAAGCGGAAGGACTTCAATTTGGCAATGGTAAAAAGTTCAAAGGCTACGGCCCTATTTTCCAACCGACAAAAGAAGAACAAGAGGCAATGCTTCAAGACCATGCACAGCTATTAGTTGAGCAAATCATAAACGCAATGAACAAATCATGAATCTACTTTCTACCATACTTGATAGACTCAACCAACGCATTGAAGTCGGCAATATCTTCGACAAGATATACGGCCTCAGCGAGCTTGTAGGCGAAGCCAATGACAAAGCCTGGGCTTATTACATTGGCAATGGTCAAGCCGTTCCTGTGACCGACTTTGATGCGAAGCAGGGCACATTGTTCTGGGCCAAGCGTGGGAAGATCACAGTGGCCAAGAATGACTCTTTGAGATTGGCTGGCTGCAAGTCTATCTATGAGACTAAGTTCAGCATGACCGCTTATGCAATGGTGCGCAAGTCGCACTTGCCTTGCGACTCTGCCGATGCGCAGGACTGGGTAGCATCGAGGGTGCTGAGGTTAATCAGCGGAACGGATCCGCAATTCAAGACTGCCATTGGTGTCATCGCTTATGAGGTTGTGCCCAATGGATACCAGAATGAGATCCGTTACTTGCCAGTGAATTATGAATGGGCCGCTGTGGCAATTGATGTGGATGTGAATGTAAGCACCTCAAGCGAGGACGGCTGCTATGATACTTGCGCAACTGGTGATATTCCATTGCCAGACTTTGAGCCATGCACGCCATGCTTGACTGAGGTTGCTGTGGATGGCATTACAATTGTCGGAAATGGTACACCTGAAGATCCGTTGATTGCAGTCGGAGGCGGTGGGGGCGGTAGCTTAACCGTGCGCGATGAAGGTACTGTTGTAGCTTCAGGCGTTGTGAATATGAACTTTCGCGGCGGTGCTGTGAATGCAAATAGCAGCACGCCCGGCTCGGTTAATATCGATGTTCAAGAAGTACAATTAACGGAAGGCACTGGCATAGATATAACTGGTACTTATCCGAGCTTTACAATTGCCAATACGCTGCCCGACCAGACGGTAGTGCTTACTGAAGGTGCTGGCATTGATATAACTGGAACGTATCCAAACTTCACAATTGCTGCAACAGGCGGAACGGGAACGGTAACATCGGTTGCAGCAACAGTACCAAACCCGACAAACCCTGCATTTAGCGTTAACGTTGCTAACCCAACTAATACGCCAAGCGTTAACATAACTGCCAACGGAGTAGTGAGCCAGTACGTGCGTGGAGATGGCTCTTTAGCTAACTTCCCTTTGGGCGGTGGCGGTGGCGCATCGGTTAACTATTACCTCAACGGGTCAATAAGTCAGGGCACGATTGGAGGCAATGATTACTTTCAAATGAGCCGCACTCCAGTGCTTGGACCGGGCACGAACTTCACACGCACAAACGCGCAGGGCAATGGCTACATCGCGCAATTTATAACCGATGCAGGCGACCCAAACCTTTTGGCAATCCCTTCAGGCAATTGGAACTTCGAGACCTACTTCAATGCTTCGAGTAGCGGTGGTAACCCGAGCTTTTACATGGAGCTTTACAAGTACGATGGCGCAACCTTTACGCTAATTTCAACAGGGTCTACAAATCCCGAAGCGATTACAGGCGGCACGGTAGTCGATTTGTATGTAAGTGCGCTTGCAGTACCTTCGATAGTATTGGCTGCAACTGATAGGCTCGCAGTACGCATTTTCGTAACTACATCGGGGCGAAACATTACGCTGCACACTGAGGACAACAACCTTTGCCAAGTACTCACAACTTTCACCACAGGGCTTAACGCATTGAATGGCTTGACCGCGCAAGTGCAAAACTTCGCAACGGGTACAAGCGGCACGGACTTCGGCATAAGCTCGGCAAGCAGCACGCACACTTTCAATCTACCAACTGCCAGCGCAAGCAACAGAGGTGCATTAAGCACAGCGGATTGGAGTACATTCAACGGCAAGTTTGACACACCAAGCGGCACGACAGCGCAGTATGTGAGAGGCGATGGTTCGCTTGCAACCTTTCCAACTGTGCCGCTGATTTATAAAGACCTCAACAATCAAACGGCGGTAACGGGCGTAACAACTAACACAAAAGTTGTGAGTGTGCTAATTCCTGCCAATACTATAACGGTTGGAGCGATTATTAACTTTAAATGCCGTTTAGGAAAGACTGGCGGTAGTGGATTTATGGTGTTGAGAATCTATGCCAACACTGCCGATTCGATTGTAACTCCTGCACCTACCTTATTGATATCATCATCGACAAATAACATCAATCAAACCTATCAAGCTATTGACAGAAATGCGATTGTGAAAAGTACAACGGTAACGCAAACACTTCAGTCGATTGTTACATCAATTCAGAATGATGCGGCAGTAGCTCAAGCATCACTAACCAATTCGAATATTGATTGGACGGTTAACCAGTATCTCATTTTCGCAATTCAGAACGGCGCGGCTGGGGATTCGACTGTTTTATCATACTATGAAATTCAAATAAAATGACAAACGTAAACATCACATCGACAAATATCGAATTTACCTCAACGGGCTTGCCGTGGCTTAATCTAATCGAGCCGCGCTGGGAGGCTGTGGATGAAACATCCTTTCACGTAATAACTGAGCAGGGCGTGTACTGCATCACAGTAACAGAACACAAACTAAATGCGCAAAAGTTTAAGAGTTCAGAAGAGGCGTTAAAGTATCTGAATAATTTGTAAATTTACCCAACTAAAAACTACCCTTATGGCAGGCGTTAAAGTAACCGATTTAACCGCGTTAGGAACGGCAGACCCAACGGATATCATGTACATCGTAGATACAACTGCTGACCAGTCTAAAAAAATTGAGGTGCAAGATATCTATTCAGGTATGCCGCAGTTTAGTAGTGGAAGCTACACGCCAACGATAAGTGGTGCGAATGATTGCACTCCGTCTGTATTGCGTGCGCTTTATAGCCGTGTAGATAACATCGTAACGATGAGTATTTATTTAAGTGTTGATTTAGACCCCACATTTACAACAGGCAGCTTCAATATTAGCCCACCAGTTGGTTCAACTTTCACAAGCCCGCGTGATGCTTTTGGTGTTATAACCCCAATCACAAACCCGTTTACTGAATTAATTAGTACAATAGTTGCAGCCGATACTGCTTCAAATCAAATTAGTATAGTGGTTGAGCTTTCAGTACCAGATGATTCAATAACCGTTGTTGCCAACATCCAATACATCATTCTCTAAATGCGCAGCACCTCGCTTCTCGGTCTGAATCTGATTAAGAAGTACGAGGGATTGCGGCTTAGTTCCTACCTCTGCCCTGCTTCCGTAGTTACCATAGGCTACGGCTCCACTCGCTACCCAAACGGCAAAAAGATTCTGCTGGGTGAAAAGCTCGCAAGCGAAAAGGAAGCAACGCAGCTTTTACTTGCCACACTTGAGCCATTTGAAGCGGCGGTAAATAAGCACCTTCCGAATTTGAATCAATGCCAGTTCGATGCTTTAGTGGCATTCAGCTACAACGTTGGAACGGGTGCACTGATTAAATCCACATTGCTGAAGAAAGCCAAAGCAAACGCCTCCGACCCTTCGATCTTGGATGAGTTCCTGAAGTGGAACAAGGCAGGGGGCAAAGTGCTTACAGGGCTGACCAATCGCAGGCGCGAAGAGGCGAATCTGTATTTCTCACTTTGTAAAGTTTAGGGCGCAATTGCTCCAACGTTCGTTCGTGTTTCGCGTAATTTAACCTATGCGAAAACGTGCTACCAAACCGAGGCGAGTTGTAGATATTGTTGTCAAGCATTGGCGTGGCACAATCGGCTCGCTGATGATTTTGGTATCCATCTTTTTACTAATCTTTAAAGTGATAACAGCCGAAACATTAACAGCCATAATTGCAGCACTAATAGCTGCCGGGTATATTCCAAAAGCAAAGAGCGATGCAGCAGATTCGTAGAGATACCATAAAGACCGTGCGCCATAACAAGGTGAACATCGACACCATAAGCTGGGAGGCGGCTAATGCAGATACAAGCTTTGCCCAGGCTAACCGCGAAAGCTTCGAGGCTGTCATGGCACAACCGAAAGCAAAGCCCGAAATAGTTTTGACCGCATTCGATACTATTCAGCCCTGCGATGTATCTTTGTTAGCAGCCCCAACGTACTACACCGCGAAACCTCAGCCCGTAAGAAATACCCAAGATTTGGACATGCCTATGAATTACGATATACTTTTAAACGGAGTTGTATTTAGCTTCACTCTGTGGATGTCGGCAAAGTACCTTATGACATGCGGTGCTGCATGGTCAAATCTTTTGCAGGACTTACGTAAAGAATTAGCCTAAAAGTTCAATCCTTGCCTTATCTTTGCGATATGGCAAGCCTGCACATCCTTGAGTCGAGCATCGACCTCTTCTATGTGATCACCGACAAGGATGGCAATATCGTCACCTCCAATGATTTGTTCAAGGAGTACAGCAGCCATATTAAGCCTGGCAACATATTGGACATTGCGGCCAATGATTCCGATCGGGA